ATGTTGGTGATCAGCAAGCGATCGCAATTGAAACTGTAGATTTCATTCATCAAGTGGATACTGATTTGGGAAGCAACGTGGACGGGATGCTTAATGGAAATGGGGCTCTCACTTCACAGCTCACTGATCTAAACCCAGGAACAGCATTTGTTCGAGCAGATGATAACTCCCTCATTGCATCCAGTGGACTAAACATTGACGTAGCAAACAATATCGCAACTCGTGATGCCGACTTCTATCCTGATTCATTTGGCAAACTGGATGAATCAAGATTGGTCGTTAATGATTCCCTCTACTTCGTTGCGGGTCCGGACTCGGCCAATGTGAGTGCTGAGACTTATGTGACTTGCAGAATCAAGTGCCGCATAGTCAAACTATCCACAAAGGACTGGATGGCGATTGCGATCCAGTCTACGGCAAGTGACAATTGAGGTGGGCTAGATGCCTAACTTCTGTCCAAACTGTGGGGAATCCCTAGGCGGAACCACGAAGGGAGAGGTCAGGAAGACCGCTAGGCGTGCCTACGAAGATGAGAAGCCCAAAAAGAAACGTAAGGCAAGCGCGTACAACAAGCGGTACGCAGCTGCGTACAAGCGTCTCAAGAAGAAACATCCTCGGACTTCCTTCGCCGCCCTGGCAAAGAAGGCCCACAAGTTAGCCAGGAGATGATGAGATGGTTAAGGAAAGAGTACTTCGGAAGTTGATTGAGCCTGGAGTCATCGACGTCTCAGGTTCTACTTTCACTGTATCGAGTGGCGCTGGTAACTGGGAACTCGTAATAGCCACGGATTCTAGTGGAAATCCTACCCATTGGGCAGTTTGGAGAGATTACTTCGATCTGTCCGGGTTGGTTGAACAACAAGAAACACTCTTCACACTCGGGCCAGTCTTCCAAGAGGCTACTGATTACAATTACATCACCACTAACCAGCAAGGAGCCTTACAGGTCTGGGATATGATAACTCAAGAATATATTACGGATGCTTCTTTCGATGGAGTTCTGGGTGGAAGTGGAATGTGGATTCCCCCTGGCATGATGTCAGGCTTGGACCCCGCTCTAGGACCGAATACTGGGGCAGGTTATGACTTGCAAGATGTTCATTATGGGAATGCTAGGAGTTTCCAATATGGTCCCCTTACGAGTCTAGGGGTCTCCCCCTTCCTTCCTCTACTTTCACGTTCTACAACCTGGGGAACGGGCTCCGCTACTGCTGGACAGAAACTCTACGTCACTAGAGCGATTCATCTCGATAGTGCATTAACAGCAGAACCACTCAATGAGTTAAACACTCCACCTACCGCAGTAGTAATTCCCTCGCTCATCGACAAGGAAGCCAACCTAGAATATATCGAAAGACTCCGACGATCATATGTCGTGGCTCCAACGGTGGAATGATGGTTGACAAATGGACAATCCCCAAGGTAGTTGGGGGATGGGTGGCGCGTCACCCTTGGGAATCGATCGGTGTGTATATTGCCTTGAGGAATCCCAATACTCGAGCATGGATGCTTGAACATCTGTGGCTCATGGGTAGGGGGGCTCTGGCTGGTACGCGAGGGAGCTGGGGAATCACGGCGAAGAGATTGATCACACCAGCTGCAAGAGCAGCGGTAGCCGGGGTGACTGGTCCGACTGCCCAAACGGCTGCGATCGTGGCGGCCCCAGTTGTAGTTGCGGCGGTTGGCGCGGCTGGGGTAACAGCAGCATATCAAAAGGTTGGATTAATTGGTCCCGACGCCCCACGCGTGGAATCGGTGTATCCATCAACGAAGAAAACTCCATTCAACCCATTCTTCATGGGATGGGGTTCAGTAGTCTAGGACTTTCGTGTGTATTCGTTCAGGGATTGCTGTTCTATTGGTACGCGTACCTGATTATTGCATATTGGGCAATACCAAGTGCGCCGTTCTAGATTGAATATCATTTTTGTATTGCATGTCCTATTTCCTTCCCACTCTCGACAGATGGCGCACTCAAAGATTGTTGCAGATCCAGTCATTCACTCACCTCGCGCTTTGATGATACAGAAAGGACATCCGATGTTGAGAGTAGTCCAGACATCATAGACAATTGAAGGAACCTTCACCGCTTGATTACATTTTAGACAATTGATTATATCCCAAGGACTTTCTTCAGTCCATTCGTCTTCAAGATCATATGGATTCATCAAATTGATTTTCATTCAAGCACGCTCCGCATTGATTTTCTTCCTGGCTGCTTCAAATGCTTCCGCTTTTCGTTCTTTGACTTCCTCGATTACTTCTTCATTCCAACCCTGCCATTGTCTCAACATCAATTCCAATGCTCGCGATCGGTTATGTCCCGTATGCAATCTTGCATAGTTGTCTATCATAGACCATACTCCGATGGGTATTCGGGCACATATGTTGGTAAATGCTCCCTGATTGGCCATCTCGCTACGGTTCGTTCTCCCTCTTGCCATAACAACGGCGATGAGATCCTACTATAAGAATACTACTAAACAAGATCAGATAGGGGGCATGTTAAAGGGGGATGGCTAGTTTCGCTACGCTCAAGGCACGTTGCCCGTCCGAAGGAGCAACGGGTGTGCGCCTCTACAGTGGGATGAGCGTGAGATTACAAGAAGATGAAGGGAAAGTAAGGTTTATGAGCTGAAAGTGAACAGAAAGTGATATGGCGAAGAGTAAGACCGGTTCATTCTGGCTAACTGAAGTAGTGACATTACCCGCGGCGATGCCCACGGGAACTAGAGTTCAAGGCACGATAGATATGGGAGCCTATGTCGATGTTGGTGATCAGCAAGCGATCGCAATTGAAACTGTAGATTTCATTCATCAAGTGGATACTGATTTGGGAAGCAACGTGGACGGGATGCTTAATGGAAATGGGGCTCTCACTTCACAGCTCACTGATCTAAACCCAGGAACAG